TCATCTTGGACTGACGAAATGATTTCGATATAATCCCAATCTGTACACCTTGATTCATTATGGCGTCGAGAATAGCGAACACAGCAGTAGAGAATGACTTACTCATACCTCGACTCCATATCCCTAAAAAATAATCAGTTTCCATCATAGACTTAATAGCCATATGCTGAAACGGAAACAACTTTACACCTGTAAACAATTCAGATGTAAAAGATGGATTCTCTCTAAGGAACTTATATAAAAGCAGCTTAGCCTCGCTTTCTTCGATGTAACCTTCTTTGGAAAGTATCTCTTCGTTTACTTCTCTGAACTTCCTGTAAAGGTTCTGATTGCCTTCTATCCAAGCCATTTTTTTCTAATTCTTTTTCCCAAAAATATTGCAAGTCAACATTCCACAGCTTCTTGCCACAGCAGAGGATCTTGGGTATTAACGCCTCACTGCCTTCTCTAGATCCGCTAAACACAAATTGGCAACAATCACTAAATTGTGCTTCAATGGATCTCATTCTGCTAAATACAAACCCCATATTGAATTTCTTATAAGCAGCACTATTTGTTTTATAAATTTTATTATAATCAGCCTCAACAACAATAAATAAGAAACACCCCAAACTTTGACATCTTTCTATCTCGCGAATAAACCTAGCATAACCATTTGTCACGGTAGCAGCGAAATCTTGGAATGATTTCCTCTCTGCATGAGTGTGAGTATAGTTTTTTGGGGGTAGTGTATAATCACCAAAATCTAGCTTAAAAACAATAGATTTTTTAAAATTTAAAGGTTTATTCTCTCTTGTGTCTATCCAGACCTCTTCGTCGCTGTAATCTTCAAAAAATTCTTTACATACATTCTTTCCATACGCAGGACTTACCCCTACTTGCTCACAGAATGCGTTGTAACCGCCGAACAGCTTTTTTATGACTTCTAGCGTAGGCCAGTCGCCCGTCTTTAAATACAGGCTCGATGGAGCATGTTTAAGGTTCTTGTTTTCTATTCTTTTTTTGAATTTCTCCAAAATATATTTTTTTACTTCATCTTTAGGCGCTTTCTCAAACCAGAGGTTCATGTTTCTGGTTGTGTTAAAATCTGTAGAGAAGTACCTCTTTGCGTCTTTGAATTCGATAGGTTTCTCAGTCAGTCTATCGAAACGTGGATAATGTTTGACATAGTAGTCACCAAGCAGCATATCGTGCTTCTTGATGTGCATATGTAGACCACGTTGCGTATCAAACGCCTTTCCACACTCTTTACATTCAAATTGCATCGTCTTGATTAATACCTAATATTCTCGCCTTCCACTCTGCCATACCCTCCATCCGCTCAGCCTCTTCTTTAATTAGCTTTTTTTGCATTTCTGCCATGCGAACCATATTTTTCCGCTCTTCCTCTTCTTGAAACATCTGGACGATGGCCAAAAACGATGCGTTGTCCTTCTGGTTCTTCTTCATGCGTTCAGCCCGGTCTCCTTGGAGCTTCTTTGTTAAGTTTTCAATTCGAGTCTCACATTGATGATATTCTTGTGATTTAGCTTTGATAATCTCCGCAAGACGCACGGTCATTTCGGTCTGGTCATCAGCAACGTCAAACATCTCATTAAGCTTATTTAAGTGAGCCGAGACAACTTCTAAGTTAATGACCTCTTTGCACACGTTCAGGTATAAGTTAATTTCGTCTGCAGTTAAATCGGGCTTATCCCAACTCAAACGAATGAATTCCTGTTCGAATAACTCCCTGTCTCCCTTATTAAGATAATTATTGATGATTTTTAAAAATCTACTATTGGATAGATTGATTCGAAGCTTTTCTATACAGATTTGCTTTTGCCTATTTAATTTACTATCATCCAAACCTAATCCTGTAGAATCATTGATTTTCTTAACTACACGACTTAAACTTTTTGGGGGAACATAATCAGTTACAGCAGCAGAGTCTTGTGATGGTACGAAATCTGGATTGACCTCGTTAATGTGGGCTAAGACCGTTCTCTGCTCATTACTTAGTGGCTTTACTCTTTTTTCTGGGAATATAAGCTTGGCGATCTCCAACGACGACATCCCCTCCTGAGCTTGCTGCATAATGAATTCTTTTTGAGAATCGTTCAATTCAATTTTGTCTTGGGGCTTTCGGCGTGTTGTTTTATAATCAATATTATTCTCTATTAGATATTTACGAACAGCCCTACCCTCCTTCGTCCGACCATCTAAATCATCATCCCTAAAACATTTTTGGGTGAGTTCATTTAAATTTGTGACTTTGTTCACATTCTTTTTTATATACTCTTTTTGATCATCTGTTAAATTCATCATTCTTCCCTTTCTTCTTTTAAAATCTTCAGTGCAATTTTTTGAAATTTACATTTAAGGTTCTTTACCTGTCTGTAGCCAATCTTACGATTAGTATCAGACAATTTATACCCCATATACTTAGCTACATCTTCTTCTGAACAATCCTCGAAATATAACATATAATATGCTCCATAATGCTTTTCACCAAGTTTTTTACGCATTTTTTCATTAAGCTTACTTACGTCGGCATCATAATTAAAGTAAGCATCACACTTAATATTTATAACATGATCAGCATCATCTAAACTTGATGCGGTCCTTAACTCCAAACCAAACTTCTTCTTTTTCGACCACTTAGCATAGTCTTTACACGAAATATCTTGGTTACCACTCAATGTTTTAGCACACGACTCATCCCTCGCATGAATGCATGTGGAACAAGGTTTTATATAAGAACCATAATGATTCCTTATAAGATTCCACATCCTATTAGTTATAACACGACTAAGCCACGGCTCCAATGGCCGTGACTGGTCCCACATGTGCCACTTTTGGGCAATGTGTGATTTTACTACTTGTTCGACATCCTCAAAGTCAAACCACTTGATAGCCTCTAAACGCCATCTCGACTTCTGCTTCTTAACTGCACGATCTATGAGGTCTTGGAAGTCTTCATATTTCTTTTTTTCTGACATTAAGGATTGGAAGTGAAATCATCTAAATCATAAGATCCATTCCCCTTGTAGTCAGGCGGTGTATTCTGCCCAGCTAACGAACCAATAGTAAAAGTTTTAGCTTTTTCAATCTCCACATCCAGTTTACGTAGCTGCGGTACAGATTCTGCGTCAGTTTCGTCGTCTGAAACTACTGACGCCTTATTTTGGCGGGGAGCCTCCTCCACAGCCGCTTTAGATTGTTGCTCTCCTCCAAAACCAGCCCCGCATTTAGAGCAAAAATTAGGTTTAGCAAAATTATATTCAATCTTAACTCCACAATTAAAACAAAAAATGTGATTCATCTTACAATTATATCAAAATTAATAAATAATTACACTAATTTCCACTTTCCAACTTCTTAATAATGAATTTTAGTATTTTACTACGCACAATATCGCTTTCATTGAAGCTGAATGTATGAATCCCCATATCTTCTGACTCATTATCATCGAATTTGTTGAACATTGGATTAAAACCGCTCTTTCCGTTGATATCACTTTGGAAAAAGTCGCCACCTATGATTATTTTACTGTCTTCTCCTATACGAGTAATCAAAGTAGTTAACTCTTTTAAGGTGAAGTTCTGCGCTTCATCAGCAAAAACTAACTTATTTTGCCAACTAGCCCCTCGTAGAAAGTTTATTGGCACTGCAGATATCTTTCCTTTCTGTTTTAAGAAGGTAGCATCGCCGGGAGCGACGATTTCTTCCATTTTATCATAGAGAGGACCAAGGAATGGGTCAAACTTCTCTGTGATATCTCCGGGTAAACTGCCTAATCCCCTATCTGCACTCTCAGCAATACTTCGAACATACAAAATATCCTTGCTAAAATCCTCCTCCATAAGTTTCAACATGCCATATAAGGACATGTAAGTCTTTGAGCTTCCCGCAGGGCCAGACACGAAGATTATTTTCGAATCTTCACTTAATATTAACTCTAAAAAACGTTTTTGTTTGGGGCTAAATCTAAATTTTCTTTTATTGAACTTAATTGATCTCTCAAAATCCGCTAACAATTGAAACGGAACCTCTTTT